GTAACCCAACGCTTACGACTTCATCCGCCGTGTATTCAAGTGGTCCATGCACGGTTCCGACGAACGCCGTTGGGTTCAATGTCATGGTTGGTCGGATGACGGCCAATGTTCAGGAAATATGGATTGGCGAGGTCAAACTCGAACGCGGCAACAAAGCCACCGACTGGACACCTGCACCTGAGGATATTGAAGTAAAGACCGCTAACTACTTCTTCCACGATACAGACGGGGCGCACGTAGTGCAGACCGCTAATAATGCATCCACGGGCTATAATACCTTGGTAACGGGTACGGGATTTTCTATTAGGAGCGGCACCACCACATTGTCGTCATGGTCAAGTAGTGCATTGCAATTTTACAAACCCAATACAACTGAGATTATTGCATCATTTGGAAAAGATACAAGCGGTAATGCACTAACCGTATTAGGTTCAACCGCATCAAGAAATGTTGTGGTTGACAGCGGCGGACTTACCATCAGAAATGGGGTTGCTCCAATAGGAACATTAGACGCTGGCGATATTCGATATTATGATGGAAATGGCACATCAGCGGAGAATGTGGTAGCATCATTTGGACTTTCGGGAGCATCGTTAAAACATGACGGAAACAGCCTATTACAAGCTAATTCAGATGCTTTTCAATTAGGCGTTGATAAATCAATCTTTTTGCAATGCACACCTCCGATATCGGGTGCTACCTATACGACATTTTGGAGCTCAACGAGTATAAGAGTAGGTACATATAGCACAGGTGTTACCCCATCGACATCAAAAAATTTAGTTGTTCAATATCACACTTATGTCGAACCTTCGGGAAATTTTTCTTATAATTCCGCCACTATGCTATTTACTGCTGGTCAAAGTACAGAAATACCGGAAACTATAATATCAGAACCAGGTATTGATGATTATATTGATACAGCTGTAAAACTAACAGTAAATTCTTCAGGACAAATAGTGATAACATCAGTAGATGGGGGAACCGGAAAATATTTATCGAAGGCTTACATTTATGGTCCAACAACAGAGACTAAGCTACCAAATTTAACATTAAATGCAAATGTCGCGGAAGGCGTCAGCACCACCGCCTCAGGCGACGCTTCTCACGCCGAGGGGCATTACACCACCGCCTTAGGCAACTACTCTCACGCTGAGGGGTATGCGAACATAGCTTCAGGCAACTACTCTCACGCAGGCGGTTATTACACCATCGCAGGTAGTGATTATCAAACCGCCATTGGTAAATTTAACTCTAACTCGTCAGGCAATCTCTTTGAAATTGGCAATGGTAGCGCAACAACCGCACGCTCTAATGCGCTTGCGGTCTCAAGCACTGGCAACGTCACGGCGGCAGGTGCGCTAATTCCTAAAGCACTAAAGGTAAGCTACGGCTACAATTCGTCAACCATCGGCTCATATTTCACAGTGACATCGGCGAACGCTACGCTATCAGCTTTTCAGCTTACAGTAAACAGCGGTGTATGCACGGTACGTATCGTATGGACAAACAAATCAGCTATATCCGTCCCGGCAAATGGAAATATAACAAATATAACAATAGGTACATTAGCCGCCGCATATCGTCCGGGAACATCATTTGTTGCAGGACATTCACATGGTGATAATTCCGGAGCAGCGTGGTATTCTATCAACAGAGATGGAACCGTAGCATTAGGTGCATGTGAAGGTACAGGCACAGCACGAACAATAGCCGCAGGGTCTACTTTTTTATGCCTTGCGACATATGTACTAGGCGTAACCTCATTAAATTCATAAAAAGGAGGAAATCATGAAAGTAAAATTAAACGAAACATTATATCAAATTCCAGAGGGTGAAAATATAACCGCAACATCAGACCAAATTATATTTGACATTCTTGATACTGGTTTTTCATTTGACGATTTAGAGGCGGATTGCCTTGCAACCTTCAGCATCGAGATAACAGATGATGAAGGGGACACCGAACAAAAATTCACAATATACACTCAGTTTGCAGAGATGAGAAAGCTTAGAAATGTGCCGTTGGCATATGACGAAATGGGAGACGTTACCGAAACGGGCACAGTATATTATATTGAATTTCGCCCGATGGCAGAACCCGATAAACTTGATGTAATCATGGCAAATACTGATTTCTTAGTGATGATGAGTGAATAGGAGATGCAGCATGAAACCATTTGTATCAATTGTTATCCCGTGCTACAACTCGGGAAAGTATATATCCGACTTGCTAACCTCTATACGATATCAGGGACTTAGCAAAGGCGATATAGAAGTCATATTAGTAGATGACGTATCTACAGAGCCATATGACGATAAGGTGGAGCTTTTTAAAAGCGAACTTATCATCAGACAGTATTCTAATCCTGAGCACTACGGAAACCCCGCAATGGGAAAAGAATTAGGAGCTTCTAAAGCAACGGGCGAGTGGATTATGTTCGCAGACCATGATGATATTCTATTTGATAATGGACTAAAACACATTAAAGATGCACTTAAAGAGATAAATGAGCCGCAAAGCCTTGTATATACCAAGCTGACGGCTATAGACATAAATTCCGGCAAAGCCATTACCACTTACGAACACAACTCATCATGGACGCACGGCAAGCTCTACAACCTTGATAGGTTTTGGAAAAAATATGACATTCATTATAAACCGACGTTAAAAACCCATGATGATATATACATTTCTTCATTGGTAAATATCCTAGTAGAGACTCACAGCATCAACGCAGTATGCATGGACACAAGTCTATATGCTTGGCGTCAGAATCCCGAATCGCTATCAAACAGCTTAGGCGGCAATCAGGCGATGTGGTTTGAAAATCATTATGACGACTATATCACATCAACGGGAGGCTTATATCTCGATAGCTATGAGGACAACATTTACAATTGCGATGGAGAATTTTTAAAATCAAATGCTTTATCAATCGTGGCATACGCATATTTTTACATGCAAGGCTTTATGTTTGCAAATCCGCTATTCTTGCGAAAAGATAACTTTAAAACGTCAGGCGAGTATGTGCACCGATGCAAACAGATTTTTAAAATGAGCAACAACGACATTTGGATGTATTTCGCCAAAAAGCCCGACAGCTTTGAGCGCATCCGTGCCAATGCCAAGAATTACACATGTGACATAATTCACAAACAATCTTTCATGGAGTTTTTAAACTACGTTGACAATGATTTTATTTAGGAGGATGAAAAGATATGAGCGCAAAATTTAATGCAGTAAAAAGATACTACACACAGCACCTGTGGACTATTGAACAGGTTCGGGCAGCAGTTGTAAAGGGGTGGATAACGGAAGAAGAGTTTGCATTGATAACAGGTGAGGACTATGAATGAGATAATAGCAACTATAGTAATAGCAACTTTAGGGTCAACGGGACTTTGGACGTTAATAAACGGAATTATATCAACTTTTTTTCAAAAAAAATCATCAATCAATAAAGCTGTGCTGTCTCTTCTCCATGACAGGCTATATTCTTTGTTAAATTTCTACATTTCCAAGGGCGAGATAACGGCTGATGAATACGAAAACATCCAATACATGATTGAGCCATACAAAAAGCTCGGGGGAAACGGAACCTGTGAGCGTCTAATAAAGGAACTAGATAAAATCCGATTAAAAACGGAGAACGGAAATGTTTAAAAAAATTTTAAAGGAAAACTATTCAGACTTTGGATACTATCAATACAAGTGTGGGTGCGGTTACAAAATTGAGCGCACTCCTCACGATAAAGACCCCGACAGATGGCACTTTTGCCCGATGTGCGGAGAAAGGACAATAAATGAATATAAATTGGAAACTGAGATTAAAGAATAAAACAACGCTAACAGCTATCGTGCTTGCGTGCATAGCTTTTGTATATCAGATACTCGGTATTATCGGAGTTGTGCCCGGAATATCAGAGGCGGCAGCAGTCGAAGTTGCCGGAATGGTAATTAACATCCTTGTACTGCTTGGTATCATCGTAGACCCTACAACAAAAGGCATATCAGACAGCGAACGCGCACAAGAATATGACGAGTTAGGAGAATGAACATGAGTAAAAACTACGTTAGCAAAGTTATCAAGATAGCAAAGGCGGAAGTCGGCTATCTGGAAAAATCAAAAACCGCTTATCAGAAAAATCCAAGTATTTTATATGAGAAGGCAGCAGGCGCAGGAAGTGACAACTATACAAAATACGGTAAAGAAATGCATGAGATATATCCGGCTGTAATGGACTTCCCTGCATATTGGTGTGACGCGTTTTGTGACTGGTGCTTTTTTAAAGCTTACGGAGTATCAAATGCTAAGAAGTTACTTGCTGGTGATTTTAATGATTATACCGTAGCAAGCGCACAGCTTTATAAAAATAAAAAAGCTTATTACAAATCCCCACAGGTAGGAGATCAGATTTTTTTTAACAACGGTATAAAAATCTGTCATACGGGGATTGTTTATAAGGTAGCCGGTAATTATGTTTACACAATCGAGGGCAACACTTCCGGAGCATCTGGAGTTGTGTCGAATGGTGGCGGAGTGGCTAAAAAGAAATATTTGAAAACTTACAATCGTATTGATGGATATGGAAGACCTAAATATGATGCTGAGATAGTTTCCAATGCAGCGACATCAACAACCTCCGTAATCAAAAAAACCACAAATCCATATGCTGAACCAATGGCAATCATCAAATCAGGTGCAAAAGGTACATCCGTTAAATGGATTCAATTTGAATTAAATCAAGCCGGATATAATCTTGATATTGATGGGATATTCGGGAGCAAAACGCTCAAAGCGGTTAAATCTTTCCAAAAGAAAATGAAACTAACCGCTGATGGGATTGTTGGAGCGAAGACAAAAAAAGCATTAAAAGATAATTAAGAGATTGTGCTTGTTGTTGACGTTCAGCAAGCACAGCTCTTCATCTGCCATTAGCCAGTCTTTTATAGGCTGGCTTTTTTTGTTTGGAAATTAAAAAAAATATTGACGATATTTACAGAAAATGTGACACCTAATGTGACACCCATGTCGATAAAGCCCAAAAATAAGCTAAACAGCTGTTGGCTACGGACCAAGATGTCGGGGGTTCGAATCCTCTCACGCACGGCAATTTAAAAACCGCTTTAAACCTTGATTTTACTAAGGTTTAGAGCGGTTTCTTTTTTATTACTAGCAAATAAATGTTCGATAAAAAAATAGCATTTTTCTGCTTTTTTCTGCCTAAAAGTGTGACACCCAGTGTGACACCCTATTTTGAATATCAAAGTATTTTGTCTGATTTATTTTGATTGGAATTTGAGAATATTTTCATTCCTTCCGTCATTAACTGAGTATCTTGAACATGAGTATATATATCAGCTGTAATGGAAATATTAGCATGACCCATGAGCCGCTGCGCAACTCTGATATCCACACCCATTTCAGCTAATCTTGTACAATACGTATGTCTCAGATCGTACGGAACGAAATCAACACGAAGCGGAAAGGGCGGCACGAGAGCATTTCTGTATAAATGACATCCCATTGCAATGTTCATTTCTCTTTTTAATAAACTTACAGCTCGATTATAAGAGCTTTCGGTATGAAAACGTCCGGCATCATTTGGAGCTAAGGGAGAAAAAGGAGAAGTATCTTTTATCTTCCGGTATAGCTCAAGCGGCACAGGTACAACTCTGTCCGCCTTTTCCGTCTTAGTCCCTCTGATGTGAAGTGCCGGAAATCCGTCAATGATTGTTAAATCCGTACCCTGACACGCTATAGCCTCACCGGGGCGGCATGAGCAGTGATACATGAGTAGAAATATCAAAAATCTATCATTGTCAGCTGTAACCTTTTCAAATATTTCTCGTTCTTTTATATCCAAAGCTTGGCGGTGTCCTTTTTTCGCTTTAGGTCGGACAACTTCGGAAGCTGGGTTATCAAGAATAAACTTATTTTTTACAGCGGTATCAAAAATAAAATTTAACTCCTGATAAACCTTCTGGATGTGACTCCAACTCATGCCGACTTGTTTGTTCATGATCTCTTGACAATGTAAAGGCTTAACCTGTTTTAGCTTTAGATTTCCAATAACTGACAGAATATGTTTATTAACACGTAGCATGGTATCTTTTTTCACGTTATCCGACATATTGGTTTTATATGTCGCAAAGGCTTTTTCTGTCCATTGCGCCACCGTCATTGAATTGGAAATAACAACACGTCCCTCTTCAAGGTCGCGTTTTTTGAGTGCTATCTTCTCGTATAGCTCTTGTTCAGTATTCGCACGAATAACATATCTTTTTCCATCAAAAGAAAATGTCTTTCGGAATTTATAATCTTTCATAGACCAACCTCCATTTCTAACAATTCCAACCATGACAAGCTGTAAAAAATCTGACAAAGAAATATACATTGTCAATAAGTTACCATTTACTCACCCTACTTCATCTTTATAATCCTCCATCCCCCGATCGATATCTAAAAGCTTACACACAGCAGTTTGAATTGAATCATTAGCCAAGTCAAATGCAAGGGCGACTTGTTGGGCTTTGG